GAACTTCGGTAGCAGAAGAGCCGAAAGCGGAAGAAAAAGTATTTGTACCTTGAATAATCTGATCAAACTGAGCGGCCTTTTGAAGCGCTGCAAAAGCTTGAGTAACTGCAAAGGTTGTAGCCGCAGCCCCTGCATAGGCAGCAACAAGCCCTCCCAAACCAGAGGCTTGGGATGAAAATTGTCTACCTGCTGATGCTGATGTTTGTCCTAGGCGAGTTTGTGCTTTTGTAACATTTTCAGTGGCCGCAGCAGTAGCCTGTGCGCCTTTAGCTACAAATAAAGTTTCAATAACGTTTCTAATAGTTGCCACTAACGTTTCATCCTTGCAGAGGCTTCACGAGCCTTTCGTTGTTGTTCGTAGTGAGTAAAAGCTTCAGCTATACAAACTTGAAGAAGCTCAAATACATCTTCGTTCTCATCAATTTTGTATATTCTCATAATATCTCCAAGACCTGCATAATCTTTACCTAACCAAACGCCATTCATGCCTTCAATTTTGTCAGGTAAAGCATTATATAATCTAAGAGCCTGTTGAGCTTCGTAACTTAAATCTTGTACTTCCAGCGGCATTTCGTCAGGGTTAGGGTCCCAACCCATCTCTTCGCACATTAATAAGTACTGGTCTTGTGTCATTCCCCTTGCTTGGAAGTTGTGCCGGAAGTACCTTTGGAGTTTTTTACGTCGTCAGCCTTTTTAGCAATAGAAAACTGTTCATAGTCATTCATAGCGTCTGTTACAAACTGATCAAAAACAGTTGAGTTCTGCAGTAGATCAAGAGCATCTTCTTCTGAATAATCTACAGATTCATTTGAATCCATTGAACTGATATCAACTGGAAGAAGCTTTGGAAGTGAGCCCACCTTGAGGCCACTCCAACCCTTAATAGCTCTACGAGCATACTCTTCGATAAACTTATCGTTATCAATCTCTTCCTCGCGCTGACGAGTGCGCTTATTAAACTTGTAAGTTAAACTTGCATTACGAATCTTCATAAGGTCATCACGACCAAGATATACTAGGTTAACTACGAATCCATCAATGTCAGGAAACTCTACGTCGATTACGGTTTCCTTTGCCATTAAACTTGAAATTTTACTCATTTTATTTCCCCTCTATAATATAAAAGGGTGCTCACTGCTGGTTCAACGCCTGTCAAACTGAGGGGGCAAGTTTGACGTTTGTTAACAGTGAGCACCCACATGAATTTAAATTTTGCCCCCTCTAAAAGCATTTAAATTACTTTTCTACAATAATTGTTAACTCGTCTCCTGTACCCTTGTTAGTTTCTTGAGCAAGGAAGTTAACAGAAACACCAATCACGTCGTCAATGCTGTGGGTTGGAATTTCAAACTGCACTGATGGCATATTTAATGCAAAGAATGGTGCAGTTGCTCCGCCAATCTTAAGGTTAGCATTAGAAGTAGTTGCAGAAGAAGTGCGTGTATCTTCAACAATCTGCTTCAAGAACTGAGCAGTATTATCACTGCCACCTCTTAAGTAAGCACTGAGAGACCCAGAAATTGCACGAGCACCGGCAAACTGACCAATTGGTGAGTTAAGAGATGCAAGCTCTTCTGGAGTTAGATATGTGATGTTGTTATTGTAATCGAAACTTAGTGCTGTAACTGGGAAGGTAAAGTCAACACCAGCAGTAGTAGCACTTGCAGCGTGCTTAACATCAATTGTAGAAAGTCTATTTTTGATGAAGCTAGCTGAAGAAATTGACCCAGAAACATTATAAGAGTTCCAAGGATGATATGATGCATCAGCAGTTGTCTCATAAGCATTTGAGTTAGCTGTAAGTGTTGTACCTGCGTTTAGGATACCTCCAAAAGTTGCCACAGCATTATCTCTTGGGTCCCCACGAAGTTCGATTAGGTTTGTGCCAAATCCTGTCCAGGTTGTTGTAGCGATACCGTCAACAGCTGCATCAATAGTAGCCTGGTTAACGGTAGCGTTTGAAACCTGATAAATTACGTTATCCATCTTAAAGTAAATATGATACTCAGAAGCAGTAGCAAAGTTTGAAGAATGCTGGAACACGTTTGCAGCAGCAGCCCTCTCAGCAAGTGAGAACTTACCGTCTGTTTGCCATGTACTTCTAATCTCGGCGCCGGAGGCCCAAGATGTGTTACTCATAAGTCCCTGCCATAAGAACCAGTCAGCGACTGGCATTGAATTACCAGAAGCATGTTTATCTGTAGCACCAGCAGTCTTTTCTAGACCTGTGGGCTTAAGATATGCCTGGAAGTTCCAGTCAACTGGGTTAAGAGCAGTGTTAAATCTCTGTTGTGAACGATCAGGTGTTAAACCACTTTCTAGTGAAGTGATGTCCTGAGTTGCTGCAGACTGAGAAACCGCATAACCAGCAAGAATTTCAACTTGCCAAGTATTTGCTGGCTTCATAGCTGAATGAGCAGCTCCACCAGCCAAATCGACGGTGGACATAAACACTTTTGTGTTTCTTTGTAGGTTAAGTTGCGCAGCCATTTATAAACTCCTTTATATATTTAATTGGTATCTTGCCAAAATATCAATTTCTAGTATGCCAAATGGAGCTACTAAACCTTCATCTGTGGATACACCTTCTATAATCATATCAAGTAATCCACTGCTCGATCTGTCTCCTAAATTATAAACGACATGTTCTATATCATCTGCCAGACTTTCTGCGGTTGTTATAGGATTTTCGTCTCTAACGTAGGCTCTTACGGCTAGATTTAGTTCTCCGGTTGTTAATCCTGATGTATCGTAAATTCTGGTTTCTGACCCAGCATTTACACACACTGTAGGAAAATCATTAATTTCGTCTAAAAACTTCATGCGACGAAAACAATTATTTGAAATATTTAAATTATATGTATAAGAGGCATCAAACGTAGAGGTATCACCGTTTATCTTTTGTAACTCAGACACCAGTAGTTCAGTGATTTCTTTTCTACGACTTAAAGCCATTTATTTTCTACCTTTTCATAGTATAGCAAATTGCTTTTTACAAAGCAAATCCTAAATTCTTAAAACAGATTCGTGCCCAGTTTAAAAACCTCTTACGATTCTGAACCGCTCTCCATATACTGCTCTTACGGTATCTCTAATAGAGCCTTGTAGTAAAATTCTTGGGGCTCTTGCCCCCCGTTTTTCGTGGACTTTGTAGTTAGGAGCATAATAATAAGTAATTAATCTAGTTCTATAATCTTGTATTACTTTAATAGAATCTACAAACTGCCCCGATCTATAAGTTAAAACAGTAGAACTCAAAGGTTTTCCTCTCGCGGGACCGTGAGGCATCCTTCTTTCAGTCTCTCTCTGAACTAACGCAGTTAATTGAGCATCTGAAATAACTTTTAAATTAGAATCTTTTCTACTACCTTCTTTAATCTTAGTAGTATAAACTCTAATAGACCCTGATTCCCAAGAAATTAGCTTTTTAAAATCAAAATCTATTTTTGCCAATTCTTGAAAAGTTTGTTCTGTAAAAAGCCCTTGATTTAAAATCTTTTCAATCTCTTTTACAAGATCATTATTTAAGTTAATAAACTCCTTAGTTTGAGTAGTTTCATTTAAAACTTTTGTTACTAATTGCTCATTAAATTCAACATCAATTGAATCTTTTCCTTTAGAAACAATATTAGCTTGAGGATTACTTAAAATATCTTGCCAAGTCCAACCAATTTGCCTAATTTGAGCGCCACCAATTAAAGTAGGAGTACTTACATAAATTTTACCAGCTTTTGCTTGTATATTATTTATGATTTGTCTTGCTGCTCTTCCGTAAGGAGTATTTCTCTTTGAAGTATCATTTAACCATTTTTTTCTTGCGGATCTAGGAAGACCTATTAATCTATTAGCAAATCTATCTTGTCCTTTTCCTGATAAAGCAAACTCCTCTGTAGCTTGTCTTAATTGTCCAGAAGGTAACCTAACTACTCCATCTTGAGCAATGTCTCTAATATTTCTAACATTTATACTACCAAGAGTAATTTTATTTGCGGATATTTCTCCTGTATCACTAATTCTTGTAGTAATAGTTTTAGCTTCTGATAAACCATCTATGTCTATAAAGTCTGCTTGGAAACCTTTACCACTAACAGCACCAATTTGAGAGGCTCCAACACTTTTAGCAATAAGTAAATCAACAGCGTCAGAATAGAATTTATAAGAATTAGATAATGTTTTAGTTAAGCTTTTAGAAGCAACCTTACCACGTAAAGTACCAACTCTTTGTCTAAAAGCTAAAAATTGAGGAATAGTAAATCTTTTGTTTTGGAAAGTAATATAAACTTGACTAGATGCTACCATTACATAACAACCCTATATAAGTCTAAAATACGACGAATATGGGCAGG